ACGGACAAGAGTGGCCTTTTTTAAAAACAACATATACCCAAACATTAACTACAGCACAACGCACGTATGATTTTCCATCAGACATGGGTACTGTAGATTGGGATTCGTTTTTTCTAAAAAAGACTACTGGATTAGATAATACCCCTAGACATTTAAATACATTAACGTATAATGATTACTTACAGAATTATCGTACACAAGATGATGAAGGTGATCAAGTAAACGGAATTGGTAAACCTATTTATGTTTATCAAACATTAGAAGAAAAGTTTGGCGTTACTCCCATAACAAATGCAGCTTATGAAGTTGAGTATGTATACTTTTCATTTCCTGATGACTTAGTTTTATATACAGATACTATGGTAATACCTGATCGTTTTAAACATGTAGTTATTGATGGTGCTATTATGTTTATTATGCGTTTCCGTAGTAATGAACAGAGTGCAGCTATGCACCAAAGAAATTTTGAAGAAGGTATAAAATCAATGCGGCGTATTCTAATGGATGATAACTTATACGTTCGTTCAACTGTAATACAACGTCCTGCATCTAGTACTTTTAACAGTGTGATCTAATGGCTGATAACTTAGCTTCCTTTAAAGTATTCTGCCAAGGCGGTCTAAACACTAGTCGTGACGTGTTGTCACAAGGTGAGACACAACCAGGATCAGCAGTTGCTTTGATCAACTACGAACCTGCTGTTACAGGTGGTTACAGAAAGATCAACGGTTTTAGTAACGACTATGGTACAGTTACAGGTACAGGTGATGTCTTAGGTGTTTGTGTAGCTAATGGTATTAACGATGGTATCTTAGCTTGCCGTACACCTTCTAGTGGCAACAATTACCTACACTACTGGGATACAGCTACATCAGCTTGGGTTGCAGTAACTACTTCTGGTTCACCTACAATGTCAGGTGTGACAAAGGTACGATTTAGTAAGTACAACTGGGGTAGCCCTAAAGTAATTCTTACAGACGGTATTAACCCTGCAGCTACGTATGATGGTACAACTTACACGCAGATTACACACGCAGATGCACCCAGCGCACCTAGATTGTCACACGTATTTAAGAACCATATGTTCCTAGCAGGTGATCCTAGTGAAGACACGAATCTTTATTTTAGTGCACCTTACGATGAGACTAGCTTTGCTGCTGCTGATGGTGCTGGTGTTATTAACGTAGGCTTTCCTGTTGTAGCTATCAAGTCTTTCCGTGATATACTATACATTTTTGGTAGTAATAACATTCGTAAGCTTGTTGGTGACAACATCTCTAACTTTGTACTACAAGAAGTTACAGATGACCTTGGATGCCTAGCTACAGATAGTGTTATTGAGATCGGTGGTGACCTACTTTTCTTATCACAAGATGGTCTACGTCCTGTTAGTGGTACAGATAAGATTGGTGACGTTAACCTAGAGACAGTATCAAAAGACATTCAGTCTATCTTTACTGATGTTGTATTTGACATTGATCTTGAAAGTCTCAATGCTGTAGTTATACGACAGAAGACACAGTTCCGTTATTTCTTTGGTGCAGCAGACTCTCAAGGTGTTATTGGTGGCTTCAGACAGACTCCTAATGGATTGCAGTTTGAGTATAGCCAGATGCTAGGTATCACAGCTACTTGTTCTGACAGTGGCTATATAGGTCAAAACGAGTTTGTTATTCACGGTGACAGTAACGGTAAAGTTCATCGTCAAGAACAAGGTAATGACTTTGATGGCACAGACATCTTTAGTCTATTCCAGACACCGTTCTTCCATATGCAAGACCCAGAGCAACGTAAGGTGTTCTACACAGTAGCTACATATCTGCGTTCTGAAGGTGATAATCAGATTGTTATGTCTGCTTTGTATGACTATGAAGATGTAGACACACTAAGCCCAACAAACTTTACTTTAACAACTACAGGTGCTGCGGCTTACTATAACGAAGCACTATATGATAGTACAGCAATCTTTGACGGTAACCCTGCTCCTGTTAAAAGAACAAACATTTCAGGTTCAGGTAAGTCAGCATCTTTTAAATTCGTAACTAATGATTCCAATGCGTCACATAGTATTCAGGGTCTAGTGATTACATTCGGAGTAGGAGACAGGTTATAAAATGGCAGGTTATTCAAGACAGTCCGTAGCTGACATTATCGCTAATGCGGTTATTAAAGCTGCACCAGTAAACGCAGAGTATAATGCAATACGTGATGCCTTTGCTTTTGCTACAGGACACAAACACGATGGTAGCTCTACTGAAGGTGCTTATGTACCTTTGATTGCTGACACAGATGCACTAAACAAAGTTGTAGTAGATACAGCAAACAATCGTATTAGTTTCTACAGTGAAGTCTCTTCTGCTGCAGTAGAACAACTCCGTATCCAAGATGGTGCTATTGTTCCTGTAACAGATGATGATGTAGACCTTGGTGCTGTAGGTGCTGAGTTCAAAGACTTGTACATTGATGGTATTGGTTACCTTGATTCTGTCGTAATTACAGGCGGCACTATTGATAATACAGTTATAGGTGGCACTACTCCCGCTGCTGCAGACTTTACTACGATGGATACTACAGGTAATGCTACTGTTGGTGGTACTCTTGATGTCACAGGTACATCTACCTTTACTGGTGCTATGTCGGCAGGTAGCTTAACTACAACAGGTAACTCTACTCACGCTACGGTAGACATCAACGGGGGTGCTATTGATGGTACTACTATTGGTGCTTCTAGTGCTGCTGCAGGTAGCTTTACTACTGTATCGACATCTGGACAAGCTACGCTGGCGAGTGCTGATATTGATGGAGGTACTATTGACGGTGCTGTTATTGGTGGATCAACCGCACAAGCTATAACAGGTACAACTATCACTGCTAACACAGGCTTTACAGGTGCTTTAACTGGTAATGTTACAGGCAATGTGACAGGCAATGTTACTGGTAACGTAACTGGTGATATTACAGGTGATGTAACTGGTAATGTTACGGCTGCTAGTGGCTCCTCTACATTTAACAATATGACAATTAATGGAACACTAGATGTTACATCTACCGTAATTAACAACGTTAGTGATCCAGTTTCGGCACAACAAGCTGCCACAAAAAATTATGTAGACACAGAGATAGCAAGTCTTGTAGACTCAGCCCCAGGTACACTAGATACACTAAATGAACTAGCTGCTGCGCTGGGTGATGACCCTGACTTTGCCACTACTGTAACTGATAGCATTGCAACCAAGCTCCCACTAGCAGGTGGTACGATGACTGGTGCTATTGCTATGGGTACCAACAAGATTACTGGACTAGGTGACCCCACAGCTAACCAAGATGCAGCAACTAAAGCATATGCAGATACGCAAGACGCAACTAAGTTGAACCTATCAGGTGGCACTATGACAGGTGACATCAACATGGGTGGGTCTACTCAGTTGATTAACTTGCCTAACCCTACTCTAGGTGGACATGCAGCAAACAAAGTATATGTTGATAGTATTCTAGGATCAGCTACTGCTGCCTCTGCAAGTGCTGCTGCTGCTGCTACTTCAGAGACTAATGCTGCTACAAGCGAGACTAATGCAGCTAACTCAGCAAGTGCTGCTGCAGCTTCTTATGATGACTTTGATGACAGATACTTAGGTGATAAAGCTTCTGCCCCTACTGTAGACAACGATGGTGATGCACTTGTTACTGGTGCTTTGTATTGGAATACTACAAGTAATGAACTTTATGTGTGGAATGGTAGTGCTTGGGAGCAAGGTAGCTTTTCTGCAGGTTCACTTCTATCTAATGTTGTAGAAGACACTACTCCACAGCTAGGCGGTAACTTAGATAGTAACGGTAATGATATACTATTTGGCGACAACGACAAAGCCATCTTTGGCACTGGGTCTGACCTTGAGATTTATCACGATGGATCAAATAGCATCATAGATGATACTGGCACTGGTAATCTCCACCTCAAGACAAGTGGGGGTGACGTTGAAATTTATAACTCTGGTGGAAATCTTACAGCAAAATTCGGCGCTGACACCCATCTTTACACAAACGGAGCAGAAATATTAAGAACGCAAAGTAATGCAATTGCAGTTTTTGGGAGTGTAAATAAAATTACTGGAGGAACTTCTGGCTCTTTAGGTAATTCTAGCAATAGGTGGAACGCTCTTTATGCAGATGATGTGTATGTCTCAGGAGCTATTATTCATAATTTTGACACAAACACAAAAATGGAGTTTTCCACTGATACAATTAATTTTGACACTGGTGGCTCAGAACGTATGCGTATTAACAGTTCTGGTAATGTTGGGATTGGTACGACTGTACCATCCAATAAAACCGCTATTGTAGTTGATAATTCTGGAACAACTCAATCATTATTTGATGGGCTTGTTGTTTCTAATTCTAATAGCACAACAAACAATGGTTCTGCTATTTCATTTGGTTATGGTGGGGGCGGAAACAGTTTTTCAAAGATAGGCGTTATAAACACTGATAGATCGGGTGGTTCAGAAGACCAATCAATTTTCTTTGGCACACTAGGTAACGGCTCTTATGGTGAACGCATGCGCATCGACAGCTCAGGCAATGTCGGAATTGGAACGACTTCTCCAGCAGGCAAACTACATGTGCAGGATCTTGCTGGCAGCAATTATGTTCGGATAATCAGTGGCATAACTAGCACGTCTGGAATCTATATGGGCGATTTAGTTGATAACGACATAGGCTCAATTATTTACAGTAACGCTGGAAATTACATGCGTTTTCAGACGAACAATTCAGTTCGGATGCATATCGCTAGTGATGGAGATGTCGGAATTGGCACAACCAGCCCAGCACACAAGCTAGACGTTGCTGGTGAGATGATTGCCGACAGCTACAACGAAACCTACTCTGCACTATCTGGCACAACCCCTACAGTAAACTGTCACAACGGTAACGCATTCAGCTTAACCTTGTCAGGCAACACCACGTTTACGTTCTCTAATCCCCCTGCCAGCGGCACTGCGTATAGCTTCAGCATTGAGATCATTCAGGATGCCTCTGCGTCTGGGTACACGGTCACTTGGCCTGCCTCAGTAGATTGGCCTAGCGCAACTGCACCTACGCTGACAGCTACTGCATCTGCAAAGGATATATTTGTATTCTACACTCGTGACGGTGGCACTAACTGGTATGGCTTTACTGCAGGTCAAGCATTAGGATAAGCTAATATGGCAACTAAAAAGAAACTTTTACAAGCTGCTGCGGGT